CAAGATGTTGGTGGTTGGTATATTGAAAACTCTTTAACAACACTAGGTCAAAAAGATCCTGTGTCAGAAGAAAATACTAGATTATGGAATACAGGATTAGATAGTGATAAAGAGATTGCTAGAAAGAGAAAAAGAAAATTATCTTACTACGCAAACGTATTAATCGTATCAGATCCAAAGCATCCAGAGAACGAAGGTAAAGTGTTCTTATTCAAATTCGGTAAAAAGATATTTGATAAGATTACAGAAGCAATGCAACCTGCGTTTGATGATGAGAAACCAGTAAATCCATTTGACTTTTGGAAAGGTGCTAACTTCAAATTGAAGATTAGAAAAGTTGATGGTTATTGGAACTATGATAAATCCGAGTTTGAGCCAGTAAGTCAAATTGCTGAAAGTGATGAAAAGATCAAAGAGATTTGGAAATCACAACACGCTCTAAAACCTTTCTTAGACCCTAGTAATTTTAAAACCTATGATGAACTCAAAGAGAAACTGAATAGGACAATTACGGGAGTAAGAAGCGCAAGTACCGTTGATAAGACAGACCTCCCGCCTCAAGTCAATGGTAGTGCGAAAAGTAACAAAGTCGCTCCTGATGCTAGTGATGATGACGATACAATGTCATATTTTAGTAAATTAGCAGAAGAGGAGTAATTCTCTCCACTTTAATTACTTTGAAAGGCGCTTCGTAAGGGGCGCCTTTTTTATTATAAATATTGGTATATGCCAAGTATATTAGACCCATTAGTAGATAAACAAGGTGGTATTCGTAAGAGTGCCAATTGGTATAGTAATACAGTTGCCTCATTAGGTGATAAGATTACTGCACGAAAATTAATGTCAACAGGTAAACTAATTGGACGTCCAAGTCCAGGTAGATTAAATATGTTTTTTTATGATCCTAAGTTAAAGAAACAATTACCTTACTATGACACCTTTCCTCTTGTATTACCATTAGAAACAATACCTGGTGGCTTTATGGGTATGAATTTTCACTATTTACCTCCACTTCAAAGATTTAGATTATTACAAAATTTACAAAGATTTGCTGATGGTGGACTATCATCTAAAACTAAAATTAATGCGAGTTACGATGGTATAAAGAATATAAGTATTGCTAGAAAGACCATTAAGAAATACTTGTACTCACACGTAAGGTCTAGTTTTTTAAGAATTGATTTTGATGAGGCAGCGTTGGCTGTGTATTTACCTGTACAACAGTTTAAGAAAGGAAGTCCATATTAATGGCGATACTTAGAGGCGGAAAAAGAATTGGTGGATTTGATATACGTATTGGGTTACCTAGAGATAGGTCATTAGATAATGTAGAAAATGATCCTAGATTAAGACAGAAAGCTGGTGGTAATCCTGAAACGACAATGGGTCGTTTTCAATCATATGTAAATGAGGGTGAAGGATTTGCTCGTAAGGCAAGATACTATGTTGAATTTCAATTACCAAAAGGAGTTACTCCATCTGTTGCTTTAGGAGATTTTGATACAGTAGATACTTCTGGTAATGAAGAATTACAAGGTTTCTCATCAAACGGTCAAAATAGATCAGTACAAATAGCAAATGCTAAAAGAGTACAAGCATTTTGTTCTGCGATTAGTATGCCTGATAGAGATGTACAAACAAAAGAAATTAGACACAATGGACCTGCTAGAAAATTTGTTTACGATTTTAAATCTGCTGACATTACGGCAACATTTTATGCAGATAAGTTTTTAAGAGAGCGTAGTTATTTTGAACTATGGCAACAATCAGCATTTAGTACACAAACATTTAATTACAATTACTATGATAATTATGTTTCACCTATTAATATCTTTCAATTAGGAAACTATGCGAGCAGACAAGAAAGAGATGATGTAACTTATGCAGTACAATTATTTGATTGTTATCCAAAAACAATTGGACCAGTAAGTTATTCACACGACACCAATACAGTACAAACATTTGATGTTACATTTACATTTAGATATTGGATTAATTATTTTATTGATAAGGCAGGTGCTGTTGAAATAGGACAATCAGAGTTTAATTCACCTACAGTAAAAAGAGCAGGTGGAGTATTTGGTGGATTAATAAGTAAGTTACCACCAGAATTGAGAAGAGCAGGGCGTGATGTTCTTAACGATTTAAGAAGAAGAGCGCCAATTGGTAGAATTACAGGCGGAAGAGTATTTCCACCGTTTAAGATACCACCACTAAATATATAATATTATATAAGGAGATATTATGGCATTACCAAAAGTTGAAACACCAACTTATGAATTGACTTTACCATCACAGGAATTAAAAGTCAAATATAGACCATTTTTAGTAAAAGAAGAAAAAATACTATTGATGGCTATGGAATCTCAAAAAGAAGTAGAGATATACGAGGCAACAAAACAAATAGTTGATGCTTGTACATTTAATAAATTAGATGTTGAAAATTTACCAACATTTGATTTAGAGTACATCTTTTTGAATATTCGTGCTAAGTCAGTAGGAGAGGTATCAAAGTTTAAAGTTATCTGTCCAGATGATATGCAAACATATGCTGATGTTGAAGTTGATTTAACAACAATCAATGTACAAGTTGATGATGAACACACTAATAAAATTATAATTGATGAAAATAAAAAACTAGGTGTTGTGATGAACTATCCAACAATCAAGGTATTGAAGTCAGGCACAAATATTGATAACGCAAACGCAGAACAGGTCTTTGATCTTTTAGCTGGTTGTGTCAATCACATATTTGAGGGCGATAAAATATACCCTGCGAAAGATAGTACCACAGCAGAAATTAAAGAGTTTTTTGAGAACTTACCACAAGAAAGTTTTAATAATATAAGAAAATTCTTTGATACCATGCCTAGATTAAGACACGAAATTGAAGTTGAGAACCCTAAGACGAAAGTAAAGAGTAAAGTCGTTTTACAAGGGTTACAAGATTTTTTCGAATAAGCCTCGCCCATTTTAGCCTAGAGGCATACTTTGAAATCAATTTTGCGTTAATGCAACATCATAAATATTCATTGAGTGAGATAGATAATTTATTACCTTGGGAGAGGGATATTTACGTATCTATGTTAACGAATTACATAAAAGAAGAAAACGAGAGAAGACGGAGAGAGGCGCAAAGTTAAAATGGAAGATTCAATAAAGAAAACAGTACAATTAGAATTAGAAGTTGATACAGTATCAAAAGGGCCAAACAAATACCAAGGTGTAATTGATTTGGCAAGAGCAGTAGATAGTTGGAGAATATTTCCACGAATATTCATTACAACATATATCTATCTATTATATAAATCAACAATATGGTTTATGGCATTACAAGAACCAAATAACGCACAAGCAGGTCTTATATCTGTTATTGTAGGTGCTGGTGCTGCTTGGTTTGGATTATATTGTGGTTCAGGACCAAAAATGAGTAAACCAGAAGACACTAAGAAATAACAATGGCATTAGACGATAATTTAATGATGGCTGTAGGAAGGATACCTGGTGAAAGAACACCTGAGGATGCAATTAATAAACTTGCTAAGTCAATATATGAAAAAACGTCTATGTCAATATCTGCTGCTACAAAAACAATTATACCAAGTATTCCTAAAGTTATAGACGATCTAACACAAAAGATAGAGTCAGGTTCTGTAAAGAATATGAATGTGGCTTTTGCTCAATTAGAAAGTATCGTTAAAAAGTTAGGTATTGATTTAGGTAGTTACAACGAAAAACTAGCTAAAACATTACAAGAAAGAGAAGATCGTGCAATCAAATCACAAGAGAAGGTTGATAAGTTAAGAGAAGTTGGTATAGTAGCAAGAGTAAATAAAACGACTAAAGAAGTTGAGATATTAACCAAAACACAAATTGATAAAGAAAAAGAGTTACTAAAACTTAATGAAAAGAAAATAGTCCAAATAGAAAAAGAAATTGAAAAGGGAAGAAAGACCTTACAAGAAAAAGATACATTAAGTCCTAAAGAAAAGGGTGATTTAAAAAAACAAATTGAAGCACAAGTACAAACTTTAGATAAGACAAAAATTCAAGCTCAACAAAGACGAGAAACATTAAATTTACAAGCACCAACAGGCGGTGATAGATTAGAACTTCCACCTATGTTAGCTGGTTTAAAAGATGCATTCTTATCACCAATAATGGCTGTAGGTGATGCATTTACCCAAGTCAAAGATCAAGTAAAGGGTATAGGTGAATCATTTATGTTCTTAGGTAAAGCAGGTATTAAGGGTATCGCTACTGCATTTAGATTTTTAGGACTAATAATGAAACCAATTCCAATTGCTATTGGGTTGGCTATAGCTGGTGCTATTGCTATCATATACAAATTTAGAGATAATATTATAAATGTAATTAATTTTATAAAAGAGATACCAACTAAAGTATCAGACTTTTTAAAGGGCGTATTTACTAAGATTTCAGATTTCTTTAAAGATGCAATTAACTCTGTAATCACACTTATTAATAAAATACCAGGTGTGAATATACCTTTATTAGAAACTTCAAAAACTAAAAAAGAAGGTGAACAAGAAGGTAGAAAGATGACAGTAGATGAAATTGCTAAAGCATCAACTACTCCAACTAATCCTGAAGCTATTAAAAGACAAGAAAAATTAAAAAAATTTGATGAAGAAGCTTATATTAAAGCATCAGAAGAAAAATTTGGTTCACACATTGCTCCATTTGAATTAACAGATAGAGAAAAATTTAAATTTATGAGAACAGGTAAAGTTGCTGATCCAAGTGAACTAAGTCGTTTGTCAAAGGAAAGTGAACAGATGAAATCTAGTCAAGGACCTGTCATAGTCAACAATACGCAACAATCTAATGTATCAAGTAGTGGAACTAATATTACAAGTATTTTAAGTAATAAAAACTCTGATGATACTTTCTTAAATTTGAATACAGCTAATATTTAAGAATAAACACCTAAATCTTTTTCAGTTATAATCTTAAACTCCAAATCATTATCCTCACAATAGATTTTTGCTGCACCCCATTTCGCTGTGTTTTTGATATACTCAAAACTTTCACGCATAAAGGCTTTTGTTTTCTTTTTTGGTGTCTTTGGTGGTTTGGTTTGACGTGATGGTTTAATCTCTATCATATACTTTTTACCTGTATTCATCTGTACAATAAAGTCAGGAAAGTATCTGTGTATTCTTTTGTCAATAGGATTACGATAGATGATGGATAATTCTTCACTAGACCATTTAGTTACACTATCGCTAGTGTCACAATAGACCATAAATCTACGTTCTAATAAAGAACGATAAACAACTTGATTAGGATTACCTATATATTTCTTAGGACGTTGTGGTCTGTAAATTCCTTTATATGACTTCTTCATTTTCTTATAAATATTATCATTATAAGGATATTTAGATGGCATTTACAACTAAGGTAGCAAATATACTCAAAGGTGCAATTACTAACTCAATTAGCAATTCTATTGGTGGTTTCGCTAATGGACTCATCGCCAATCAACAACAAAATAGTAAAATTGCTGCGCAACTACTAAACAAATCACCTTTAGAGATAGAAAACATAAATCCAACTTCACATATGAAAGAAAACCCATATTCTTATGGGACTGTATATTATCCT